TGTTCCTGGGATTTAAAGCGTCTCATGCAGAAAATAACACTTAAAATGACTGCTGAGCCTGATAATTATCAGGTGCTAACGGCTTAATCTTCAGGGGCGACTAATTAGTGGCATTCGTATTAATTAGCGTGCAACAAAAAAGCCCCTAAAGCCATATGAAGTAGGCTTTAGGGGCTAATTGAGAGGTTTTCTTAAAACTGTATTGGTGCCGAGAGCGGGACGCGACAAAACCATATATTTCAACAGTTTAAATCATTCGCGTCGTAGCTATGCCGTATTGATTTAACCAATAGCATTTAAAGAGCGACATAATAACACGACTCAGCAGACCGCGGCGCTATTTTAAAAATTACCGATCTGCATTTTCACTAATCTGATTAGCGAGGATATTGATATTTAAAACATCAGGTAACACGAACTGTGAACGTATCTGCAACCAGCGCTTTAAATCTAACCTCCAAATCGTTAGGCTGCGTTACTTCATAATCAGTGCCTAGCACAGCTGTTTTCTCGACTGTTTCGGTTGAGTCGTGATTGATTAACGCGCTAGTGAACGATGGATTATTTGCATTTGCTGCAGTATATAATGTTGCGCAAAAATCTAGTGTCACACCTGCAGCAAACCAGTCAGCATCACCAACCGCATCGGCCTGAATAGAATCCATTCGATTAGCGACCACTGTCATGGCCTGTTTTATCGCTTCAACCTCGCTATTTATCGTCGCTGCTGTCCAGGTTGTTAGCGTGTAAGTCACGTTGGAGTTATATTCCCATGTCCCTGCATTATCTCTAGCAATTGACCTTGCGCCATCAGTCACTTTCGATATTTGCCACGCTGCCCTTCCATCGGTTGACATGCAATAGTAGATATTTTGACCGGCTAGAGTATCGGTGATCGCCGCGCTGTTAATATCCGTCCAAAGTGACGAGTCTATTTGGTTAACAGCTTTTGTTATTACTGGGATGTATTGATTAGTAACCCTGTAATTTAAACTTTGCCCAGTTGAATACTGATCTATAGAGTCGCCAGAATCATCTGTTATGTATAATTCTACCCCATCGTATGAATAGCACCCACCGAGACTATCGACGCTAGTAGCTGTCGATAATACGGGCGAAGATAAAACAGCAGTTGATATATCGTAACTAACAGAAAGGTCGAAAGGCTTCACCTGATCCGAATCGTTCCTATGATTTAGGTATTGACTGCCATCATCGTTAAACGCAAGTATTCCCGTCGAGTAGTCTTTATATGAGTTTTGTAATATGGCTGTCGACACATCCCAAGCGATAGACATTGTAAAGTGCCTCGCAGTTTGAAAATCGGTGAAGAGCAGCTCTGCACCGTTTTTTGAAATGAATAGGCCGCTTGTTGATGTAGAGTACCCGTGAGCGAATGTTTGCACAAAAGAAAGATTGGCAATATCGTACGGGGTAGGCATTGAAAATTGTGTAATATCATTACCTTGGTCGCCGAGAAGATACAAATCTTCTCCGCTTGGTGAAAACTGGATCGATTTACACTCACTATCCCACGCAAGCATGGATATTGTTTCAATATAATCTAAAGTAGTTATGTCGTAAGCAGTAAGCATGCTGTATTTAAGGATACTCCCATACTCAAGTATGAAAAACAAGGTTCCATCCGTACTAATCGCGCAATCAACTGTTTTCGTAGTTGTAGCCGCAACGCTTTTAGTGCCGACAAATCCGCCACCTGTATAAAACCCTATTTCATATGACCCGCCTGAAATACCTATCGCATTAACTGCATAAGCCGCAGACTCCAAAGACCACGAGCCGCTCAATATTAGCGCCACATCCTTAAAGTCTGCTGTCACTTTAGCCACCGCAACCGTTGCGCTTGTAATTGATGTTATATAGCAAATACCGCCATTACCTTTAAACGTCTTGCCTACATCTGTCGATAGCCAAGCCGCGCTTGCTAGTGTTAAGCTTATTTCACCGGTTATAGCTGACGGGGTGACATTGATTGCGTATGCTGAATCATCTAATTCAAACCGTTCGACGCCTGATGGCACTCTAAATGTTGAATCGTCATACCCAGTCTTAGCAAGCGATTTTGTTGCGACAACATTTACTGTTGGCTGCGCTGATGATAAATCAATTATCGCCTCTTCATTAATGCTGAATGCTTTTGAAGCGCCGCCAATGGCTATTGCTTTAGCATCGACTGTAGCAATTGCATCTTTAATGCTTGCGATCGTTTCCGCAGTAACTCTTAACTCTATATTAACTCCATCAGCGAAGGCAAAACTCGCGCCCTCAACGCCCCTAATAACTATTAAATCATTGCCGATAATTGACGTGCATCGAACGATCTCTGTGTTTATACCATCATCCAGTGTCACGAGAAAGTAATCATCGCCATTGGGCGACGGAAAACCAGTTATATCGTCAACAGTGATTACTGTGGATAATATTGTGACCGCACCGTTTAGCCTTGCGCTTGCATTATTTGAAAATAGTTGAGTCATCGTATTAATCCTATGGTTGATATCGCTCTTTAAATGTTTGCGTCTTATCGCCAGCCGCAACCAAATTCCCTTCTGCGTCATACACGCGAATCATGTTGCTGGTGTCTATTTGAAACCCTCCATCAACACCTGTTCTTGTTGCGCCATCTGCGCCACCATCGGTGCAATAATCAACCGAGGAAGTTCCAGCGCCTTTGAATTTATCGGGTAAATTGGGGTCTAGGTCGTGGCCTTTGAATGCTAAGCCGTCAAAAACCAAATCATAGCAGCCATCGTCTGGCCACTCGGGGCCGAGCAAAGGTGGCTCAGAAGAGCAGTAAGTATCTAACCCATTAGTAGCGCAAGGATACTCTCGTATAGATGTTTGAAGGTGAAATGTAGACCCGTCAAGCTCTGGCGTTTGATACCAGTTTAGCCAGCCTGAGAATTGACGATTCGGCGATATGCCTGAAGTAGTCTCGTTAGTCCAAAAAGGGCCGTATACGTCATCATTAGTGAAGCATCCGCCTTGATTGAAACCAATCATGCTCTTCATAAATGATTTCGCAGCTCCGAGCGTTTTTTGAGGGACTTCACACGCAGGATTAGCGTCGCTATTCTTCCAGTAAGCGCCTTCTGTCCATCCTGGGTCTTCAGGCGCTGTATCAGGATCACTCCAACCTTCAGGCGGTGGAAAAACTCCGTCATAATGAATTTTAAAACAATCGCCTGAGCCGCCAGCACAATCGCCCTCGGTTATGCCGTCCATTTCTTCAACGTCGCAACCAATGCACGTCTCGCCTTCGGTTGAGGTTGCGGCCTCCATGTCATCGCCTGAGATTGAGCCGCCCGTTCCGGCTTCTTGCGCCCATGTGCTCGGGTCGTCTGCGTTAAACGTTGTACCTGAGCCGCCCGTGCTTGAGCTGCCACCGCTCGATGTATTTTCTGTCGCACCTTGTGTTTCGGTCGTTTCACCGTCGCCACCGTCGTCACCGCTGCCGCTTTCGGTTGACGAGTTATTTCCGCCGCTACCACCGTCAACAAACACATCAACATATTTTACTTTTTCACCCTCAATCGGTGGCCTTGCTTGCCTAGCTTCGGGAACGCCTTTTTCCTTACCTTCCCGCGCTTGTCTTCTTGTTTCGTCTGCTTGATTTACAAATGTCATGCGAATATCACCGTTAAATCATCGTTTTTTATTGCTACATCGTAGGTGTAATTTTTCTCCACTAGTTGCTCATTGCGGCTTGAGTCGTCAATAGCCGCTATATCAAATTCACTGTTTGCCGTGTCAGCCGTTGGTGTGCTTATCTCGCTAGTGCTGCTTTTAGCTGCCTCATCTGAATAGATCGTAATTGTTGGCGAATCGGTATTACCCACCAACGGCGCAGCTAATAACGGAATACTGAGCGAATCGCTCACCGCTGAATTATCACTTTGCGACAATGACAAAGCCACGGTGCTGGATGCTTCACGAGATGACATATTGAAGCGATGCTTTATATCAACCACTTTACCCAGCGCGTTGACTCTATTCGTGTCGATCCGAACCGTGTGCTTCAAATCAATATCTGATCGAACAGGCGTTTCAAATGTAACGATATTGGCTCTGTGGGATTTTTGAATGGTCGCTTTCGCCATGGATAAAGCTGTATCAATCGCTGTCACGTAATCAAGCGAATCACCGAACTCGTCACGATAAGTATCAGTACCAATCGTTACGCCATCTGGCTCGGTGAACGTTTCATTCTTTTCAAAATCGGCCGTATCGTATTCAATTCTATGGCCGTTTTTCTGATCTTTTTCGATAACACCGAACCGCGATTGTGACTGCGGCGCGTTGACCTGAATGTTTATTTTCTCTTGTATATTTTGAGCAAAGTCTTTGCCGCCAACCCATCTGGCCTCTAATGCAAATGCATATTTAAAATCCGTCACCGATGTTCTAACAACTTCAAACACTGGGTTCCCCTGCGCGTCCAACACCTGCTTACCTTCAGAATCTAAAACAGGCTGAGTTTGTGTTTTAGTTTCCGTCGTGTTCCACACGTAATCAGCATACCTGCCTGTATACGGGTTCCGGCAATTGTACCAACCGCTGTCGGGCATATAATCAAACGATATGCTGCCGGGCTTTTCTTTGTAACTTGTTGAGCTGATCGTTGATGGAATTGACTCAACTCGAATAAATTTATATAAGCCACCACTGGTAATAATTTGGCAAAACGTTGGGCTTTTTAACTTGAATGATAATTCACGATGACGCAGCCGAACGTATTGAAACGAAAATTCAACGTTCACCCGGTTAACTAATCTGGCCCTGCTTGCTACCTGAACGCTTGGCTTACGATAAAACACATCGGCATTGTTAATCGTTATATCCGCATTCGCCTTAGGCATTAAATCAGAAATTGTATAATTGCCGTAGGCGTCAAAATCTACCGCTGCTGTCGTTGTTTTTAGCCGCTGCGTTAACTCGTCAGCCGTATCAACCGGTGTATCAAATATATAGCTTGACCACTTGCCAATATTTTTAACGCTTAGCGCGAATTGGGAATTTATTTGCTCTTTGCGTTTATCGGTACAGCGCAAGGTGATTAAGCCATTGATTAAATCCACTTCTGGAATATCAATAATACCCGTGTAAATTCTGCCAATTTTATTCGGCTCGATTAAATCAACGGTGATGGATTTCCCGTGGTAATAATACAAGTCTTGAACGCCTGATTGTTTTTGCAGGGTAATATCTAACAGGGCCGCGTTTGATTCGCGCCGAGCGATAGTTAAACTGCCTTCTATCTCACTACTGGGCACAGCCGCACCATCAATCGTTACTAATAAATCCCAGCCAAACTTACCCTCATTTGTTAACACTGCTGGATTAGCGTCTTTAATGCGCTGCTCAACTGTAATTATTGAACCCGAACGGCTCACAACCGTTGATTGCTCAATGCTAATAAGCGAGCCAGCGGCTTGAATTCGCTCAATTACTTCTTGCTCAACCTCAATTAGTTGGCCCGAAGCATACACCCCAACCGTTTGAGCCACATCAAACAACACTCCACCAGCTGCCGCAGAAATAGATTGCTCAGCACTCACAACAGCGCCAGACGAAGCCGTTACCCGTATAGATTGCTCAACCGTAATTAACGCCCCGCTAACCCCACTGCTGGCAGAGCCGTTTAATGGCGCGGAATTAATCGCGCTAAAATTAGGCATTAGCTAGATGATTCAATCACTGAGTTAATATCAACCGATAATTCAGAATGCCCCACATTGCTGCTAATTTCAGTTACCGCGTTTATGTACCTAATATTCACCTCAACTGCGTTACCGCTGCCACTTAGCAACGTTTGGCCAAGCACTAATGCCGCGCCAGCTGTTGCCCCATCAAGCCCTGCAGCTGTTAAAGCGAGTTTAATTTCTGTCGGCTCGTGGGTTTGAGCGATTAATTGCCATGTTACCGTGCCGTCTGTTTGCGTTGAGCCGAATCCGCTGGTTAACCACGTTGGCTCGGTTGATGCGTGGCTTGTGCCGGCTATTGTGCAAACATATCTAAAACCGTTTTGCACGGTTGGCTCTACCGTATCGCCCACGCTGTAAGCCGTGGCAACCGCCCAATCTGGCAAAGTTTCTGTTGGTGTTAAGGTAATATTATCAACACCGGGGTTGCTACTGGCTTCTAGCTGCTTGCCCACGGCTGGCGAACCGAACCACATTTGAAAATCCCGCGGGTTGTCGGATAAATCGGATTGATGCTGCAATTGATGTAAGCCGCTAAAGGCACTCGTTAAGCCAGAATCGAGAAACAGTCCGTATGATAAGTCGGCCAGTGTTGCCATGTGTTACGCCTCGTTTGATTTATTTCAGGTATAAAAAAACCGCTGTAAAAGCGGCTTGGTGTGGTGATGGTGAATTGGCCCACCCGTATTAAAGGCGAGCCTTTTGATTTACTTTATAACGAACGACCGCGTCGTAATCTCGCAAGCGGTACTAAACATATCCTTAGCGAATTGGTCGAAGCTTTTAATCAAGGATCGCATGGCTTCATACTCTATCTTTACGCCATCAACATTATGTCCGTTTTGTTCGTGCTCTTTTATCAAGCCTTCTACTGGGCTACCGCGAAAACTCCTAGCAACAACAGTTCGCGCGGTGATATACCCCTCGGAGCTATTTAACGGTGTAGCCGATTCCTTTGGGTAAAAGTATTGATGACGCGCTGATGCAAACGGGACAAGAAGCGGTGGATTCACAAACCCCATTTGCTGAATCATGGCGTTTAGCATTTGGCACTTTGCGTCGTCTCCAGCGGTGCTACTTGTTGGTAAAGGCAACTGCTTTTGCTCTTTCAATTGTTTTTCGCAATTAATGAAATAGCGCCTTGCTTGCTTGCCTTTGTCGTTACGCTCAACCATGGCCAATTCTTTTGCCATATCGACGGTAATGAAATATTCTTTTTTGCCTTGCAGCCCTTTATTTCTCCGCTCCCCCGTTTTGGGGAGCGTTAAAAGGTAATCGGTATTTTGCTCAAAATCATACTGCTCTATACGGGCTTTAATCCAACTTGAAAAATCACGCTTTACATCTAGGAATTCGTGTAATTTACGCGCCGATACGGTGCGTGTTGATGTACCCGCTATAAAGCGTTGAGCGAATGGGATTAATTTAATCATGGTAGTACCTCGTGTGTTTATTGAGGCTAACCACACTGGTATCAATAGGGTGGCAAGCCGAAAACAGGTTGATACCACCGTTCACGAGGGACGGCCTCCCGAAGGAGCCTGTAATCGACTTACCATAATAAGTAAGCACAAAAAAGGCGCTTCAAGTGAACGCCAATGCGCTCGTGAATACAGGGCATCAATCCCGACTGATGATTTTGCACCAGCAAGGGGAGCATAAGCCATTTTAAACACTTCTGCAAATTCTATTACCCTGCCGCCTTTACGTGCAGTATAACAAACCAGTAAATGCATAAACTAATATTGCACCTCGACAACACGGTCTTATGCACTATCGGCCCGCGTTCCTTCTTGCCGCTGCCTGTCGCTGAACTCTTTTAATTTATTGATAAATCCAGGTTCGGCAAAAATTTCCCCGGCTACTTTTCCGGTATCGGTGGTGAATTGCACGTTTAAATTCCCGAATGTTGGCTTGCTGTTGAGCTTGGTGATAAATTCGTTAAGTTTTACGTTTGATTCGTTATTGGAACCAGCTATTTTTTCTGCGGCTAGCGACATGGCTTGGCTTGATGCCTTCTCCGCATCAATCACAGCGCCCCACTGTATCTCCTGCACCTTAACCGCTTCATTCACAGGCGCTTTTTCAGCCATCGCTTTTAATGCATCAACAACCTGAGCCATGCCTTTAATATCAACCTTTTCAAACTGATTGTTATTGCTGAAAACCAATGGATTATTTTTAGCTGCTTGAAGAATATCGCCAAGCCGCTTTAAGCTATCGACGGTGTAAGCCGATCCGCTTTCGATACCTTCTTTTACCTTACGGGCCACATCGTCAAATTGATTTGATCGGGCGGTAACTTCTTCTTTTTTGAAGATGTCGTTCCAAACTTTTGATTCGCCAACTTGCTTTAATGTTTGGGCCAAATGCTCCGCCGCAGCTGCTGCAGCTATATCAGCCTTCACTTTTGGATCATCTTTCAATTTACTAGCCGCACCGTCCTCATCTAAGGCAACTTTAACCGTTGCTTCAACCTCTTTAGCCAACGATTCAACTTCTGCAAGAAACTCGTTCTTCCCAGCCAATTTAACAACTAGCTCATTACGTTGATCGCCAAGCGCTTGCAACTGCCTATCTAACTCGTCGTAATCAGCACTAAATTTGAAGTTTTCAGCAACCGTAAGCCATAGGGCCTGAAGGTCTAAAAGGTCAATCTCGAAGCGTCGAATGATTTGAGACAGCTCGCCAAAGCCTTTTATCATCGCTGATATACCCTTAACCACCCATTTAGCCACCACCGCCGCCACCTTCTTACCACCGCCAAATTCTTTAATCCAGTTTTTAGTCTTCTTAACTATCAGCGTCATAGCTGGGGCGAGTGTTGCCGTTACGTTATCGGTAATGCCACTAATCAGCTTACCCAGCGTATTCTTTGAGTCGTTAAACGCTTCAACCGCTTTGGCTTGTGATGCGGTAATGGCAATGCCCAATCCATCAAACTCTTTAATAGCGCCCTTAACATCGGACTTAAACAAGTTCAGTAAATCAGCACCGGATTTACCAAATATATCCATCGCTGTTTTAATCCGATCGGCTTGTGTTGGCAACGTGGCCATTGCCTCCGAAATTTTAGTAAACTGATCCGCCGGAGACATGTTGGCTAGTTCATCCCAGTTTAAGCCCAGTGCATCAAATGCTTTAGTGGCAGTGCTTAATCCGTCCCTTGCATCGCCGATTGTTTTCATCATTCGCTGAATGGATTTACCGAACTTATCCATGCTAACGCCCGATAGATCAGCCACGTATGCTAAGCGCTGGTAGTCTTCTATTGGGAACCCCAGCTTGCTTGATGTTTTAGCCAGGCTATCAATAGCCGCTGCGCTTCGATTAATGGCAACGATAAAGCCAGCAACCGCGCCTATTGAAATAACAGTAAACGCTTTCGCCACGCTTTTAACTGAGCTGGCCGCGCTTTTAGCCCATTTTTTAAAACGCTTGCGTGATGATGCTAGCGATTTAACGAGCTTGGCGCTATTGGCCTCTAGCGATACGACGAGTTTTGATATGGTTGCCATGTTATTTCCCCAGCATTTTCTTTAACGCATCGCTGCGCTGTTCTGATGTCATCATTTTTGATTCAAGTTGCTCTTTGTACTCTTTGTTGCTGACCAGGTCGTAAGCCATTTCTTCGCTTATTTCCTGACTATCTAGCTCTCTCAACATGCGAGATAAGGGCATTTTGAATCGTCTTGCCAGCCCGAAACAGTAAAGCCTGAACGGCTGGCGTATTAGTTTTTTGCCAGTTCCTCAACATCATCATTACTGATTCGATTGAGCTTTTGAGCTGCTTCAAATATGCGATCTAATGCGGCGGCGCTTTTTTTGCCCAGCGCGGCTACGTCTTTTTCGGTGAAAAGTAAATTACCCTTTTCATCTTGCAGGGTGCTTGCTGCTAGTTTGGCGCGAACGTTGGTGGCATTAACGCCGCCATTTTTGCCGATGATGGCGGCTTCGAATTGGTCGCGTGCAAAGCCTGTCATGGTGCCGATGGTGACTTGACCGCCCCATTCTGGAACATCTACCACGGTTGTTTTAGTGTCTTCTGCGTTTAAAATATCTTGTTTACTTAACATCCCATTTCCCTTTTGGGCATTTTTGCCCGTTTAATCGTGCTTTAAAATTTAATACGCAGCCGCAGACGGTGCAGGTCTTGATTGTTTTACCAATTCTATGAACGTGCTCACATTCAAAACAAATGCGTAAACGCCGTTCCAGTTCTGAAATTTCTTTAACTTCTGACATAGTTCACCCTTCTATTCACCTAAGTTAAATAGCGGCAACATATCGGTGGAATATGCTTTCGGCTTATCAGCCTAGCCGCTAAAGTCGTTACTTTTTTAAGTCCAAGTAATGTCGCCAGTAATGCGTAAGTCGATTGTGGATTTAAGGTCGTCATCTGCCGCGCCATCAATCGGTAGGGCTTTAACTAGCACGTTGAATGTTGCAATGTCGCCACTTGATAGGGTCATCACGACTTCACGCGTTAAGTTGCCAGCTCGCGCTGTGATCATTGCTGCTTGACCTACGTCGCTACGGTCGTATAAAACACTTAGCTGCAACGTGCCGTGATCTTGCAGGCCTAATTTGTATTCTTTAGCGGATGATGCCAGTGTTGTTACTTCGCGTTCATCGGCTGTTGAGTCGATACCGAACGATATAATGCCGCCAACCACTTGCCCTGTTGTACCGTCGTTAAATGTAAATACTGTGCCTTGCGCATCTATTGGATTTGCCATGTTGTTT